CTTCTTTAGTTTTTTCTTTAGCACCTAACACATACCATGGACTAATTCTAAACGCACTAGTATAAGCGTCTATTACCCATTTTACCTGTAAAATATATGGATTATTTTCTTTCCATGGACCATAAGCATAATCATGTCCAGAAATACAACCACCTTTTCTAATTTTTTTACTCCATCCGAAGATATCCTCTGTTACATACTTAAACCCATGATGACCGTCTATATATACAAAGTCTAAACTCTCATCTTCAAAATCTTCTAACGCATTCATTGAAGTTTTGCGAACAATATGGCATTTATTGTTTTCTATCCACGGCTCTAGGTTTTTTTTAGCAGCATCAAATATCCTGTTTTGATGTCTTTGATAATATTCTTGATCTATTGGTCGATAATCATCATAGCTTAGCCAAGGATCAACCGCATAAACTTCCAAACCCACTCTTAAGAGTCTTCTAGTAAAAAATCCTCTCTGTACACCTACCTCAACACCAACTTTATAACCCATATCTACAAAAAACTTGGGTAATTGTCTCCTATTAACATTGAGTATCTCGTATGGTCTACCTGTGTTTTTTTTAACTGCGTCAATAATTTTCATAAATATTCCTCTCTTATTTGTTTAGCAGTTCCCCAGTATGGTAATTCTCCTATTGGGGTTTTGCCATGGCGGGTTTGTTTTCGCATTCCCCGACCTGTTTTTATTTGAAAGCAAGCATATTTGGTTTTAAAAGTATCCCATCCCTCTAAAAATGGTTTTCCGATCTCTTTGGGAAAGTTTTTCATTTCGGTATTCCATTTAGTTTGTCCTTTAAGTAAGTAGTTTAAACGATTATATAGAAAATCCCTTCCTGCTACTTGGAAGGCGGTTTGACTATCTTTTTCATAAAACACATCTTGTTTATATGGGATCACATAATTATTAGTGTTTCTATATACCCTATCTAATCTTGGGGGTACAAACTTAAAATAATCAGACGAATATAAACAATCTGCCTCACAAGATATTACATAATCAACATCAGCCATTTTTATAGCTAGTTGTAATTGTCTACAGAAATTAAAACCTGATACTCCCACATCACCAGTTATAATTCCTCTAGCATAATCGTGTTCATAAAACTTTTGAACCTTATGAACAGCCATAAATACCTGTAAATCTCCCTTTTTGCTTAACATATCATTAAATATTTTCTCTTCAAATTTAGGATCTTCCCTGCAACTTGATATGTATATTATTGCACCCTTCATACCTCCCTCACTAGAATTGTTTTATGACCTAAATGCTTCAACATCATAAATCTATGATTACCGTCTAATATTTTACCAGCACTATTTATAATTATTGGCTCTTCTAAACCATCGTTTTTAACGCTTTTATAAATATATATCTTCTTTTCAAAAAATTCGTGTAATTGTTCTTCTGTCCAAACTGACAATGATCTTCGATTTTTCTTTAATCTATATGGCTTAATTATTTTAAAATATCTTGTATTTCTATAATCAATTCCTTTGTCTATAGCTTCATAAAACCCTTCTTGTACATGATTTCCACAATCTAATTTATCCATTGAAACTCTTTTAAGTGTTGGACTTTGAAAAGCAAGTGTCCATAGTTTTCTAGGAGAAGGATCGCCTGTACCATCTATTCGATCTACTCCCTTAACCTCATTCCAATCTTTAAAGTATTTTCTAAGATCGTTTGCTCTTGATGAAGCTATATGAGGATAGGTTCGTTTATTTCCAGATACTACTAGACAGTATCTCGTTCTATTTCTTAATCTATCTAAAAGAGGAATAAAATCCCCTATATTTATATAATAATGAACATTTACAAACAGAATATAATCAGCCAAAGGAAGTTCTGCCTCTTCTACATATTCGTGTCTTAAATCATAATCATGATGTTCTAGGCCTTTTTCAACAGCTTTTTTATCTGATTCAATACCAATTACTTTACTAAAACCTTTTTCTTTAGCATATCCTAAGAATAATCCGGCATTACTGCCCATATCTATCAGAGTCATATCACTGCAGTCTTCTGGCAATAGAGGTAATATAAAGTTATCCCATTTACCCCTACCCCAAAACTTGCTTTTTGCTTCTTTTATGTCACGACTAGTCATTGGTTGTCCGGGAAGATGTTGATATACGCTAAAATCTTTCATTTCCATTCCTTTCTAAGTTTTTCTATTTTACCCCAATATTTTATATCGTATGCTTGAATTGGACTTGGTTTCTTTGTTCTACGTCTTTCTGTTCCATCTAAACCGTTTTTATGACTAAAATAAATAACACCAACATCAGAATAAAACATTTTAGTATTATATCTATTCAATCTTGTTCCTTTTTCTTTTCCTAATTCTCCAATCTGGTTATTTGGATATAGTTTAAACCTTTCAGTTAGTGATTTAACTACTAACTCTCTAGGAGCAATCATTGTGGCATTAGAAATTCTGTTTTTATGATAATAAAATGGTTTTCCCCATGTAAACACACCCCAGCGATGTCCGTTAAATCCAAAAGTTTCTTTAGGAGGTCGATATTCAAAATGGCTTTTATGATACAAGTTATCATCTTCTGCAATAGCAATATAGTCAGTTGTGGCTATCTTAGAAGCTCTGAGAATCTGTTTATATATATTATTAACACTAGGTTCTTCTGATTGAATTAAGTTTTTCCATCCCCAATCTAGCCTTTGTCTTGAAATTGTAATGATAGGAGACTCTTGAACAGCCTCTAACAACACTTTTTTATGGTATTGACTCCATAGTTTGGGAACTTTATTTAATGTTAAAAATATAATTGTTAAATCTTCCATGCTGGTTTTATTTCATTTTCATAATAGTCTCTCCAAACTTTAAGAGCATATCTTCCGGCTGCAAAATTGCTTCCTCTATTTGATGGGTTTTCTTTTGTTCCTTCATGCCTTCCCTGAGTGAATGAGCGGTGTTTGTGAGCAAACCAAGTTTTTTTACTTACCATTAGCTTCCCCCCTGCTTTCCATGCTTTAAATACCATCTCATGACTATCCTGATACATTTGCCCATATCCTTCAGTTTGCAATTCAACAATAACTTTTTCCCACCAGCTTTTTTTCATTAACCACATCGATCCTTGCATAGCCATAGATTCAACTAAATCAAATTTCTCAGTTTCCTTATCATGACTGCGCCACCTTGCACCAGAAAATTTTCTATCACCTTGTATAATCAGTTTTTCTGTAATTACTGGCTCATGTTTTTTCATTACTTCCCATTTAACTGGGTCTAAAAAGTATCTTTTTGCAGTCATTATCCAATTATCCTTACAATCTTCGACAAGAATCTTATCATAGCCTTTAGCAAACATACAATGTTGATCTGAACGCAAAATATACTCTCCCTGAGCCACTTTTACTCCAGCATTTATTGCTCCCCTCATACCTCTATTTCTACCTAAATGAACAACACGAACACGATCATCTCGTTTAATAGGAGTTTTTGGCCAATAACCATCTAAAACGACCACTATTTCCATTTGGTCGCCAAGTTCTGAATTTGATAGGAGTGATTCTATTGTGGGATGAACGAAGGGATCTTTATATGCAGGAATTACAACACTAAGTTTCATAATGTATATTATATCATTTCTATGTATGTTTTTTGATTTACTTTTCTATCACTATTACAGTAGCTCCACCTTCTCTTTCAATCAAATTAATTGCTGTTTGTCCATTCGGAACAATAAAATCAAATACTTGTCCAGCAGGAATTACTTCATCAAAATTAGAAGCGGTAACATTAGCAGTTCCCCATTTTAAATAAACATCTTTTGAAATTGCATATACTCTTATTACGGTTGTAGAAACATTAAGAGTTATTTCAGTCGATGAGCTTATGGAGGCATCAACTGTTCTAGCTAAAGCGGTAACATCAGGTGTTGTATTTGTCACAAATCTTCCCTCAGTGTGTCTTAACTGATCTTTTGAATTTTTTGTATACATGATTATGCACCCCCTTTATTTATATATTTTAAATTAGCTTCACATTTCTGCCCTGTAAACAGAGCAGAATTTAAAGCCAATACTAGCCTGTTGGGCTTGCACTTGGACTGATTGATGGACTTAAGGATGGACTCAAACTTGGTGACAAGGATGGACTCAAACTTGGTGACAAGGATGGACTCAAACTTGGTGACAAGGATGAGGAAACAGCTTTTGTAATTACACCGTTTGCTCTAGTAATGATCCATTGAACACCATCACAGTAAACTTCAACAAAGTTCCCGATTACTCCGGCAAGTGTAGCGTCTTCAGTTACAGTGGCATCGCCATTGTAATTAACAGCTTCACCGTCTTGAGGATCAAGTCTAATAGTGTTAGCTGCTAGTGCAGCAAACCTTGCGACTTTACCTTTTGAATCTGCAACGGCAGGCAATGTAAAAACGATTGCTCCACCAGCACCTTCATTGGTGAATATTTTTGGAGTTTTAAGATCAGTATCTGTAACAGTATAATCTGCTGTTTTTGCCGTTACTGTAGCGGTTCGATAATCTATTGTAGGATATGGAGCGGTTACATAGCTTAACAAAGCATGACAACCGTCAGCAATTCTACTCAGATATCTTTTTACGTCTAAATTTTTTAGCATATATTTTTATACAACGTTGTGTATATGGTAGTTGTATTTTTTCACCCCCTTTCAAATTTGACTTTCGTCAGTTGAAGGAGTGATTACGTTCACTCCCTCTCAGACGACTGGATTGAGTTATAAACTATCCAGTAAGTTCATTTTTAGAAATCAGATACATCTTGTGTTAAATTAACCATCAAGTAAGAACCGTCAGTAAAGGTTTTAGTTCCGACACCGATAATACCTTTCGGTAAATCTGCGAAACCTTTTTCCTTATCTCCGACTTTAAGATCCATAAATTGTAGAACCATATCAATAGATCCACGAATCATGAATACTGATTCTTGTTCTTGACTAGTCCAAGCGTCAGTTCCATCTGTCAAATCTGAGGAAACAGCAATGTCTCCAAATCCAGCAATAGTCAAAGTATCAGCAGAATTACTGTTAGTAGCTGTGATTCTTCGCTTTCTTCGGATTATTAGATTTGCTTTAGCACCCATTTGAACATAGTTTGTTCCAGCAGTACCAGAGTCATTAATACAAGCAGCCAAATTAGCTCTTGTAGTATCAACGTTAGTTCCACATAAAACACCTACGTAACCATCAGTTACATTATCAAGATCATCTTGAAATTCAAATGTTACTCCTCCAATGGTGACTGTATCACCATTAGTAGGATCGGTAGCTAAACCTAAAACCGCACTGTAAGGCAAATTATTAGACTGTACAACAGTCCAACCTTGCCAAGGACCAATAACACCATTAGATAATACTGAATCTCCTAATCTAGTTTCTCTGTCACTTTTTGCTCTTCGTAAACGAGCTACGGTACGAGGTCCTAAGACACAAGCACGCATAGCAGTTTCATAAGGAGCGTCAAAAGCACCGAGTTTACCTTCTGCTTCTTCTAAAATATCAAGAATGTTTGCACTAGTTACTTCTAGGGCAGTTCCACCATTAATATTATGCTGAGCGTTGGTAATTTCACTAAGATATTTTTGTTCAACACCGTTCATCAAACCTTTACGGATTGAAGTCAGTGAATGTCCAAGTAAATCGTATGGAGATTGTTTAGACTCAGTTATATCAATATCCTCGGCAGCATACTCAAAAGTGTCAACTTCTAAAGTCTCTTTACTAGCAGACTTTTGTTCAAAAGAGATATCACTATGTGGAGTATAAGTGCCAACTTGAGGATGAGATAAGATAGGTCTATGAGCTTTGTATCCAGTATTACTAACAAGTTCTGAAAGAGATTGATTAGCTAGATAAACAGCGGTATTAGATACGTATAAATCAGCCTGTAAATCACCCCAAAACTCTTGTTTAACATCAGTTATAGCCATATTTTTTTATTCACCTCCTTTATATATATTAATTTTATTTAAAGGGAGTGTTAAAAAATAGGCTCTGAGTACTTTTGAAGTTACCTTGATGCTTCGTACTTTGCTCTCGCTGCCTTCGCTTCCTGCCAGGCTTTTACGCCTTCTTTTGAATCAAAATCAAAATCTGCGGGATTTAAAGGTTTAGCTGGATCATAGCTTGGAGCATAAGAACCCTTTTTGCTGCGCTTGGGAGTAGCTTTTTTTATACGCTCTTCCCTCTCAACCTCCTCTTTCCTTGAAAGAATATATGGAAGTTGTGCAGCCTCCCTTACGGTTATCCCTTTCAATTTTGAAAGTTCTTTAACCTCAGTTTTCAGATCGTCTGGTAAACTTAGAGAGGCAAGCTCTCGCTGTTCAAAACGCTCTGCCAACTTTTGGTCAACTAACTTATCAATGTCTGGGACACCGATATCTTCGGGTTTTTTACCCTTCTGAGAAGTACTCTCAGGATTTTCAGAAGCGGATTTGGCTTTTTCCCTCCAGTTTATCTTTTGCTTAATAGCTCCAGATAACTTTTCGCGGTGGGATTTTTCCCTTTCAACGAGTTTTGATAATAGATCTTCATCCTCTTCAGGATCAAGACCTAGATCTTTAGAGATAGTCTCCATGATCTCGTCATCTCCTACTTCCTTTTGCGTTTCGTCTTCGAGTAATTTCTCTTCCTCGGAAACACCATCGAGGTTATTTTGTTTATTTTGGGCCATATGCCTCCTTTTCTTACTGTTTCAGATAGCAGTTCGCTAATCTGGCAGTTAAGGTTGGAGAGAAAAAGTAAAGCGTTGTGAGTAAACTTTTTTCTCCAACTTTAATCGTCAGAGTCTCACAGCGCTTTGATATTTGCTAACATTATTTTCTAAATTTTCTACCACAATAAGGACAGGCAATTTTTGCTTCAAAACTTTCCATTCTTAGCGTATATTCCTCTCTGTCTTTATGTGAGATATATTTTTTAGCTAATTCAATGTAGTTTGGACCATGTCTTTCTATAGTAAAAGTTCTAACTTTATGCTTACCATTATAAACCACCGCATCTTTATCATTATTATCTTTTTCTTCATTTGTTGGGGTTCTTTTTTCTTTAGTAGTCGATTCAATAGATTCTTGTAGATCTTTTTTGGAAACACCAACATACTTTAATCCGAGTTTTTTGGCTTTGGCTTGTAGTTCTCTGTAGTTCATTGTATTTATTATATCATATTTTTAATTTATCTGTAATTATATCATTAAAACCCATAGTTTTTGATTATTTTCTTTTTTCTTTGTTCTCGTCTTTTTTTCATAATTTCTCTAAGATCTGGATTTTTAGCCTTTCTCACAGCTCTTTCAAGCCAGTCTTTAATTTGTTTTTTAGTGTAATCGTTTCCCATATCATAAGACTCTTAAATAAAGTGATTCTATATCTTTTTTATCAACTCCTTTAGGTAATTCATACTCTTTACAACCTCTTTTAACATCAATAAGAGTTTCTTCCACTTTTTCTTTTTGTTTGTAAATAATATATAAAGCTCCGGGTACATTCTGAGCCGGATTATTTGATAAAACTATTTTATTATTCTTGATTTCTACCTTCATAATCCGAATTTATCCTTAGCTTTTTCTTTTTCTTCTTTTGTTGGCTCTCTTTTCTCTGAAAAATCAATGAATGGCTTTAATATTTGATATAGTTTTTCTTTTGCGATAATTCTTGCTCTTAACTTCTCTCCTAACATTTCATTATCGTCTTTGGTATCAAAACCAACTACTGAATCTAAGTCACTAATAACTTCTAAAATATATTCTTGGAATTCTTGAAATGAGGAGTCATCTTTAAGCTGTTTTATAAGTTTTTTTGATAAGTTCATACCTATATTATATCATTTTATAATCCATAATTGCTTTTGATAGATTTTTGTCTTTCTTGCCTACGATAGATGGATTGTTTGATTTTAAGTTCTTCTCGTACTGGATCACGTCTTTTAAGCGTGCTTAAACCATACCTAGAGGCATCTAACAAGTGATTTAAGGCATCTTCTGGTATATTAGGCTTAATAGTTGCTCCTAACTTGTCAGTCGCCCATACGTAATTTCTATATTCTTTGATTAAATTAATACTAGTTTTAGTTACCGATATCGGCACATCCTGCATAAACTGAATGCCTTGTCTTATTGAATCTTTACCCTTTTCTGCACCTCTAATATTCACTCCATAATCATAAATCTCGTCTATGCTTTTGGGTTCTGCGCTATCGGCTATTACCAGCGTTTCGGGATGATCTAAGTCTAAAATATGATCTGCTATCTTTTTATTACTCATTTTTGTTTGATAAAGCTGTTCATCCAATATATACCCACCGTTATAATAATAAATATCAACCAAAGCAGATGGATCTACTGTATATCCAAAATCTAAACCTCTCCTCTCCAATCTTGCCTCGAATGGTATTTTATCTATAATCTGCCAGTTTGTAAAAATCCTGCCTTCTATTTCTCCTAATTGTCCTAGTCCATATACCCTCCACCAGTTTTTTTTGTCTTTTCTTGATTCAATAGTTTTTACGATACTTTCCTCTAGTGACTCATTGTCTTTGTAAGTTAAGGTCAAAAAATCATGATCCATAAACGGAACTAGATCTGTATACCACCAAAACTCACTGGTTGGATTCCAATCAAGCCATATTATATCTCTAGTTCTCACTTCTAACTGAGTAAAGGTTTCATAATCTATATTATTTGCCTCATTAATAAACAAAATATCTCGCCTTGGACCTCTTACTTTACCTGGCTGATCAGCACTAAAAAACTCTAGCTTAGTATTAATATCAAATGTATATATAAAGTCTGTTTTATTCCATCTTTTATCCTCAAAATACTTATGCTCTTCCATAATCGTCATAAAATCACGTATAGCTCCTCGCTTAAGATGTGGAAAAGATTCTGAAACAACTGAAATTAATTTATTACTAGTCGATTGAGCATAATCTATTAACCATAGAAGTATTGAAATAGTCTTAGAAGCTGAAGTTCCACCGGAAACTCCTCTTATTCTTTTATTTAGACTGAGTATCTTCTTTGTCGCTGTCGTCTGTTGAAACACTTTGTCCTCCTAATATTGGTATAGGCTTATCACCAGAAGTTAAATCGGATCTATCTCTCATTCCATGATTAGTAGTTAAGATTAATTTGGCAATCGTTGAGTTATAAGTACCTTCTAATCCTTTATCTATCAATCTTTGTAATTGTTCTACTTTAATTCTCTCTAAAGCTTTCTTAAATTCTGGAAACCTCTCTGCCCAATTATATAAAGTTTTTCTAGTCACCTTTAAATACCTTGAGTAACCTTCAATCGTAGGAAGATTTACCTTGGTTTTTTCTTCATATGAATCAAATTTCTGACCCTTAACCCTTTCAAACTTATACTTTTTATCTTGTCTAGATTCCAGATATTCATCTAATACCTCATTAGCATATTTTTCTTCGTATTTTTCATTTTTTATTCTTCCCATATTATTTATATTATACCATTTATGGTTTTAATTCCTTTATTGTTTTTTCTTCTTTTAATTCTTTATATGTTTTTTGTTTTTTAACTGGCTTTTTATATCCATATTCTTTAAGTATTTTTTCCTTAATTGCTTTTTTAGCATCACTTTTAAGTTTATTTTTGCTATCGTCGGATAATTCTTTATATTTTTTATCTTTCTTAACTTCTTCAAACCAAATATTATACGCACGATTGTAATCTTGATTAGCCTTTTTAAACTTATCAATTCCAACCTGCTCTTTAAAACTTTTCATTTCTTTAGTTGTTTTCTTTACCCAATTATCTTCATATTTATAAGTAGAAACACTTAGACCAAAGAATTCAGACATAGCAACGCCCAAAACAGCAGCAGTTCCCTCATCTTTTACCTCATTGATGTTTTGAATAGATAGTGGTGTTGCTGAATTTATAATCGACTTTTTAATATCAAAAGGCTCTCCTCCAAACATCTCACCTCTCCACATATCTCTAAGAACAGAAGCAAAAGGAGCTAATTTATTTAAGAATATTGTATCCATAATAATATCAACACCATCTCGTTGACCATATTTTCCAGCAGTTAAGTCTGTCCACTTACCAGTACTAGATTTAGACCAAAACCCCCACTTACCTTCCCTATATGTTGGAACAGCTCTTGCAGCTAGTGTAATAATTGATCTCATTCCACCAGTGATATCAGTCCAATGACCAAAAACCTTTATTTTTCCAAAGTTTGTACTTCTTGGGTCTTCGTCTACTGATTCTGGATCTAAAAACTTTGCCAAAGCCATTATTCCTGCTATATGACCAACAATACTTACAAGATTTTTTCTAGCTTCAGTTTTTGTAAACTGAGTAGCTTGAGGATCAAACTGATGAGCTGTCAACGTATCTATATTGCTTTTAAAAAACCTAGCAGACCATAAAACAAAATTTAATTCCTTATTAAGTGTAGTAGCTTTACCAAGACTACCTCTGCCAGTTAAAGAGCCAACTAAATGACCTGCACCCCTAGCTTGTTTCGGATCTAAAGTATTGATTCCTTGTCTATCCATTTTTGAAATAAACATATCTGCCAAATCAGCTCTCATCCTTAAAGCACCGCCATTGTATACAGTTTCAGAGGCTCTAAACAATCTTCCAAGTCCGGGTATTTTCTCTGGTAATGAAGTTGGTATAGCTTCCTCATTTAATACTCCTAATTGATAATTACCAGCCTTGTATTTTCCATTTACAGCATTTGGTCTTGAGTAAATATCAGCCTTAATAAAATCCATCCTTTCAAATCCATCTACTTTCTTTCTTTTTAGTTCAGCAGAAATATCACTAAACGACTTAATAAAGTTTCTTGTCCAAATTCTCTTTTGTGCTGGATTGCCAAAAAGATTTTTAATCCCTTGCCTACCAAAGAAACTATTATCAATAGAGGCCATTAACGACTTAGCAAGATCATTAAAAAATCCGGGGGCTTCTCTGATTGGGTTTAACAATGCTCTTACTGGGTTTTCTAATATAGAGACACCCTTTTTCTTACTGGCTAATTTTAAATTATTTACATAGTTTTCTAATGCTACCTCTTTTAACCCATATTGCAATCTTTTTTCATTGTTAATCCATTTTTTTCTAGTTTTATAAGGGTTGTTCGTCCACTCTGGATTTTTATCTAGTTCTGCTTTCCATCCATCTCTTGCTTCTACTCTAGCTTCAGACAAAGTGTTTATTGTTTTTGCTTCTTTAAAAGTAATATTTAATCCAAGCCTAGTTTTTACTAGATCTTCTTTAAAATCTTGAAGTTCCTTTGGATCAAGAATTCCTTGCTCACTAAGTCTTACTATTTTATTATTTAAGTCTCTTTTAACTTCTGGACTCATTCCAACAGTTCTTTTTGCCCAAGACTTGAAACCTTGCACTTGATTTTTTAATAATAATTTACTCTCAAATAAAGAATTAATTTTAACAGCGTTTTCATTATCAACAAACTTTTCGAACAGAGTTCTTCTCTGTTCGCTTGTCATATCAGCCAATTTAAAGGGATCTATCTTACCAGACATTAATGCAGCTTTGAATTTTGCTTCTTGATCTTGAGTTAAACACCAAGCCATATTACCTTTCTAGCACCTAATTTGTGCTAAGAAATTATCCCAACTTGTTTTATCGGGAGCTTTTATTTCTTTATTTATTTTTTTAACTTCATTTTTTACTTTATCTTTTATTTTAACACCCCTCTTTTTCTCATATGCTTCAATTCTAGTTTTCACAACTTCTTGCATTTTAACAACGGGATTATCTGCCATTATCTCTTGTAATATATTTATTTCTTGACCCATTTTAGTAGCTGTTAAAGTCGCTATTTGAGTAGCAATATCTGTGTCTTCTTGACCAAGATTAACTAGAGCAGCATATACAGAATTCTGAAGAACACCATCTGGAGGATCAATTTCACCTTTTATTACTCTTATCGCCTCTTCTGGGTTATTTGAAACATAATCAGTAGCCATTGCTATCTGATTTTTACGATTCATTTGCCTATATGTAGTTAGACCTAATTCTTCTGCTTGTTCGACTGTTGCAGTCTCTAGAGTTCCCTTTAGTCTATTTTGTAGCCTAGAAAGCCTCTCTTTGCCTTGTCCGACCGGCATTTGCCTTTTTTGCATTCTAATAATTTTAATTAATTTTTCTTGAGCAGCAATAGCTCTTTGCCACTCTTTAGATAACTCAGTATCTTCTTTAATTTTTAGACTCTTCTGTTGTTCTTTTAGTTGATTAAGATATTTACTTAATTTTTTCT